AATTCGTTAGCACTGGCGATTCTATGGTAGCATACGATTCAGTTCGTTTTGCTGGTTCGGGAACTGGTAACTTATCACTATAACTAAATGTTTTAGTTATAGTGCCAAGAAATACGGAATAATCCATTTAGGAAGGAAAGAGATAATTAGAAAGGACATATTACGCTAAGATGCCTTTCTGCCGGAGGGCAGCGACAATCTGCCCAATAGAGTAAGCAGCACCCGCTACGCCGAAAGTCGTATCAGTCGCTACATTGGCAGCACCGCCCGCCGCAACGACCGCAGCCGCCGCAATGGCTTGCGTCGCTTGAGCACTCGGTGCTGTGCCGTGAAAACCTACCAACTGTCCAGCAGCGCCACCTACACTGATACCTCCCGCCGTAGCACACACTAAATCCAAACCGCCCGCACCAGTCGCAGTAATTGCTAAACCACCGGCATCGCCACCACTCAGTGATTTTACACCGGTCAGCGCCGCGTTTTGAAACGAAGTTGAGCCATCACCAGAAGCGGTCAAACCAGCCGGAGAACCTTTAAGTACTTGAGAAGCAGACATCTTATATTAATTGTTTTGATTTTAAATTTACATTAATCGGGAGGCAAGAGATTTCTTTGAATGGCTGCCCGCACCAGTGCCAGCGCCAGTGCCCGCACCAGTGCCAGCGCCAGTACCATAACCAGCGACTTCCAGACCCTTCTTAACCAATGAGCCAATGGGCTTAGTGGCTTCGTACGCGTCCTTTGCGCGGCTGAGGATGTTGGACAGCGAGCCGAACGACAGACCGCCGACCATACGCTCCAGCGCAGAGCGCACCACCATAGGCGCAACGGGCGCACCAATGATGTCTTGCTCGGACAGCACGCCCTTGATGATTCGGGAAGAGCCGCGGATAGACTCAAAGAAACCAGAGTTAGCCGTAATTACGAACAACTGAGGAGTGATGGCAGAATCATACGTATTCTTCACGGTCAAGTTGAACTGAAGAGTGAAGTTGCCAACCAGCGATGGGGCTTGACCAGACTGTAGAGTAATGTCTTGAGAAGGCTTCAGTACTAAGAAACCGCCAACCGCCGGGAGGACTTGACCTTGCTGAACCGCACCATAACTTCCGCTGGCTGTGTGAATCTGACCAGACCAAGAGTTAAAGTCCATTTCCAGACCGTTCTTCACCGACATACTGTACAGTTCCTCAGCAGTATGAGACGACAGCAGACCGCTGAAGTTATCAAAGTTGATAGACAGAGGATTCACCACATTGTCCAGAGAAGTCGCCACGGGCAAATACCAATCGGCTTGAGTGTTATCTACCACCGGGGGCACAACACCGGGCTGAGTATAGCCTCCAGCGGGCTTAACATAAATAATCAGCAAATCGGGAATCTGGGGCAGCGTGATTGTCTGGCTCTGAATCTGACCAACAGCACCAGCGGCAATCGTGGAAGAACCAGTTGTGATGTAACGAGGGAACTCCATATAGGGCACCACAGACTTAGGAGGCAGAGGTACATCCAGAGAGGGCGTAAGGAACTGTACATTCACGCGAGAGTTCTGGAAAATTTGCCCACCAGCCACATTGGTGTTGTACTGTACATTGCTGACTGCGCGACCAGCACGGCTTGTGGAGCGAATGACTCGTGCCGGGCTGGGCTGTAAGTTCATAATCAACTGAATGTTGTTGATACCAAACAGACCAGTGTCCCACTCGTGCTCGTCCGCAAACACAAAGGGAGACAGCACCAGCGGCTCGGTCGTCTGCCAACGGAAGAATAGCGTGTATGACGCTGCGGCTGCGCCGTTCTCCACCGGCACACCATTCACAGCGTCGTAATCGGCACCGCCGTACGCCGGAGCAGCAGTGCCAAGAGGATTGCCCGTGGGGTCAGTAAATACAAGGTTGTACCACGAGCCGTTTGGCACATTGTCGTAATCCGTCGCAACGTCGTAACCTCCAATGGGGTTATTCACAGTCGCAAACGCATCGTCGTACGACAGATACTTGTCCAGCATCGTCGGGCAAGTGCGCTGTAGGCGATTCTTCTTGCCCATCGTCAGCCGAAGCACCTCCTTCAACACATCTTGAGAGTTAATCACAGAGGTAGTGTCGTTGATGGTCGCAGACAAAGTTGAGCACAGAGAGTTCAGAGGGAAAGCACACAGCGAGAAATCGCGACCGGGAACCGCAATGGGGTCATTAACAGCCAAAGCCGCAGCCGGAGTCACAGTCATAGACATAAAGCACCGAGAAGTCCATTGTAGTTTGCGGTCTACAAATACATTCTCAGAAGGAACATAGATGTTGTAAGTGTGCTGGGAAGAGGTAGCAGCAATGGCTACAAAAGGAGCATTGGTCAGCGATAGAGCACCCTTCTCAACGGCATACTTCGGGCGGCTCTGGACGATGCGGCTATCCAGCACAGCGAGTTTCTCAATATCGGCGGACATTTATAACAAGGTCTGCGGATTTAATTGCTAATTGAATTAACTCGCGGGATTCTGGACTTCAAACAATGAATTAATATTCTTTTCCTTCAACTCCTTTTTTGCGGAACATAATCTTAAGGCTCACGGAAGATAGATTGTACATTGACACCGGGTACAACTGATTGTTAAGGCGATTCTTCCAGAACACTTGTATATCAATGTTGCGGAGTTCTTGTTTGCTCGCCGCAAAGTCCGCCATACGGTATTCAGCGTTCGGAGCATAGTAGATGAACTGGCGGTAATCGTCGGCTCCCCCGGTGCTTGTGTCCAGAGCAACATCTGTGATGATAGGCTGGAAAGCACTCTGGCTCGTCGCTCGTGTGTCGCCCAAGTTACCTACACCCAATATATTCGGCTGACCGGTGGCTTCCGTCCTCACCGGGATGAGACTTGTCGTAAATACAATGCTGCTTATCGGAGACCAAAGACTGTCCGTGCTCTTGTAATCTTGCGTATTTACCCAATAAACCTTCTGCTGTGAAAGAGGCACATAGCCTAATGGCGGCACACCACTGTAAGGTGGGATTCGGTAATCAACAATATTCTGGTAGAACTTGTTGCGGAACAAGATTTCATTTGTATATCCCTCTGGCGTTGGAGTCAATCCGGGGATATCAAGGCGATTCCAATAATAATTAGCAAAGTTGGCAAACAGACCGTACATATTTGTATTGAAGAAGAGTCTGAGTGTTGGAGCAGTCATTGGGACGGCAGTTGGATTGATGTTCCACTGAAGGGGTACAACACCGGGCGGTGTACCCAATACTGGCGCAACAGCAATATAAGGCACACCAAGGTAAAATACAACCGCTCCAGCCAAGTACGCCGTCGTGTTGCTCCACTGCTGACTCACAAAAGGCTCAAGGCGAGTTCCAAAGCCATCGCTATCGCCAAAAATGCTAAAGAGTGGCTTTTGCTCTTCATTAAAAATCATCTGGGGCGTATTCACATTCGCTTGGAACGCCGCAAAACTGGCGTATGGAAACGGGCTTGTCGTGCCAGAAGCCGTCCAAGCCGCTTGAAACTGCGCAAAGGTGCCTTGATTTACTCCACCAGCACCCACCGTTCCAGTGTTGTGTGCGGCATCAAATGTCTCATTTACCAAGTCAATCCAGTGTTGATAAGTATAAACCCAATAATAGCGCGTAGATAGGTTTTGCTCAATAACTGGGGTGCTCGGAACGGGAGCAAGACTCAGATTCTGAGTTTCTGTTTCATATACAATGTATGTTGGGTCTGGTGCGACTGCTATATCTACTTGACCGGTTGCTGTTGCCCAACTTTGTTGGTAAGAAATCGCAACGCTGTAGTTTGTGAGATTAGGGTTGTTCTGAGCATTACCAGTCTGGATGTTAGGTATGAAGAGTGGCAAATCACGGTTAGCACCATTCATTGAAAACCGGATGATTGAAAAATGATATTTGCTACAGTCCTTCAGCAGAGCAGTATCACGAGTTTCATTGAACCGAATCAGTGGGTCTGGTGGTGCTAATCCGCTTGCTGGGAGGTCATCAGTTAAATTGTTAATTATGTCTGCGTTGAAATACACATAGTCGGGTTCATCTACAGTGCCGCCTATAGTCATAAAATTGCTCCGGTAGGACATTTCTATATTACAGACACATTTATTTTCTAATTTTATCAAAGGTCACACCAGAAACAAAGTCGTCTGCGCTCAATCTACTGGTATCTATGGCTGCTTTATACTTGTCCAAATCATAGGGTGCGTAGAAAAGTCGTACTGCGGCGTGACGACCGCAAGTTGCGACTGACGGTTTTGAAGACTGAAATGCGTGTGTATTGTAATAGACTGGTTTTCCACTTGCCCGAAGCAAGTTTGTCAGCATTGGGTAAGCAATATTTAGTTGTTCAAGCCGTGATTGACTTAATCCGTCCTTTTGTGCCTCCGGGGGTTCTCCATAAGGGTCAAAGAATTCAATCCCATCGCGCTTCTTAATTAATGCTGTCCAATGACCAATTGTCGGTGCCGCGTTAGGAAATAAAAGTATTGCGCGACCCTTAGCATCAAACAATTGGTCTGCGTTGCTCAACGATTCAAGTTGTGGGTAATTCCATATCTTTATATCGTCGCCCAATAACTTTTTTATATCATCGTCCCCCAATGGGTATTGCTTTACTTTTGCTATGCCTCCGCGCTCCATTCTACTATGTTATTTTTATTAAGCCATAAGAGAATGAGTTTTGGATATCCAGTTTGGTCGCCCTATACTACATACAATGGTGGTGATACTGTAGGTTATAATGGACTGGCTTATGTCGCTAATGCGATTGTGAGTGAGACTGCGCCACTTCCGGCAAACGCATTTTGGTCGTTAATTACGCCGACTGGTGGTGGTGGGGGTGGTGGCGATGTGACTCAATGGTCTACATATCCAGCCGTAAGCGATGTTACGATTGCTACCTACAATATCACTGATGTAGCACGGACAGACACGGGCATTGTTAGAGTTGGAACGATTGACCCAGAATTGGGCGGTACCTTTGTGAATGTGAGTGTTGATTTGAGTGGCGCGAGCGACATTACTGCTTTCGGAGATGTAATTTCAGCATTTAGCACTTCAAACAATAGTTTGAATAATGTTTGTGACCGTGCTGCTGGAATAGTATCTTATAATCCCGGAAGTCGCCTAACGACTTTTGAAAACGCAACTCCGCCTTTTATTGGCGGTCAAGGCTTACAAGTCAATGGCGATGTGAGCGCTTTGTTTGATGTGACTTCGTCCAGTGGAAATTATAGTCTCAATACACTCGGAAGATTGTTGCCGGGTCTGTTGGCTAAATTGGACAGCGTAATGGTTGGTACTATAATTCCCACGACTGTATCTTACAGTTCTGTAATAACTCCAAGCAGTTGGGTACCAGACCAGTCCCCTCCAGAAGCCGGTGGGATAGATAACGGATGGCGATTTACAAAGGCTTCCGGTGGCGGTGGCGGCACTAAGAAGATGAACTGGTATCCTTATAATCCAGTATATGGTCAGTCGTTGCCATATACGCTCCCAGTGGGAACTAACTTCCTTAAAAACCAACTGGAAGCACTTTGGATTGTAATAACACCAACAATCAACATCAGTGTCCAAGGTGTTATTTTCTTTAACATATATACTTACGATTACGATAGTCCTCCTACGCCTCCAGCGTTTTTTAACAATCGTTGGGATTATTGCTGTAATAACTTAGCACTACCTTTAACAACCGGTGGCTTAACTCTCCAAAGCGGATTTAAGTACTTGTTGTGCTGTGTAGATGCTGATAAGATTGTTGCCACACCCGGGTTATTAACTTCAATTACGAATTGTAATGGACAATTCCCGTCTCAAACGCAGACTACTAAATTGCGAGACCCGATTGATGTCCATACTGATATTCCACACATTACAATGACCGCTGTTGCTTTATCTACTGGAACCGACCCATCTCCTCCTTTAGACCCATCACAAGTTTATGTCAGTCAATTTGCCATATCAACAACAAGCAGCAGTGTTGTGGCTGGCTTAGACTTTACGATTCACTCAATTGGCTACAGAGCGAATGGAAACAGTGTTGAATATGATTTGGTATATCCTTGATTTCAAACGATTTTGTTTAGCCTAATATATTATGAGTGCCTCTCAACTCCTTGCTGGTAGCCCGGCGGCGGTTGTAACTCCTATTAATGTACAAAGCATTGTGGCGGATGTTGATGGGGCTTTCACAATACAGAATGAAAATGCCGGTGCTGGGGCAACCGTACAGATTGAATGTTTGGGTCAAGCCGGCATCAACATTCAAGCGGTTGGAGGAGGCAATATTAGTTTTGATGCTCCCAACGGTTTTGTAGATATGCTTGCTACTCAAGCACAAGTGGGTCGCACTGATGCTGTGGGCGACGCTAACTTATTGTTACAAACTCAGAATGTAGCAACGGATGTAATTGCGTTTTCGTTAACAGTTGGGGGCACCGCTGTTCCCAACGCTGCGCCGCAAAATAAACTATCTCTCTATTCGTATGTGAATGGAGCCTTTGGAGACCGATTCTTTACTACCGGTAACGCCGGTGCTGCTACTCCCGGACACGGCACACTGAACTTTACTCCAGCACAGTGCGGTACAGCGGTTGTTGCTGTTGGACAATCTTCCATTGCCGTGCCGCTTGATATTATTACAGCCAACTCAATCGTTTTGGCTTCCATTTCTGGAAATGCCGCTGTAGATGCTACAGCGACCGCAGTTTCAAACATTGTGATTAATGCTGGAGTTGGTTTTACTGTACAACTCAACGCCAACGCCACGGTCGCGCGAACCGTTCATTGGTGGATGCCGCGATATGATAATCCCTAACCGAGTTTATAATCTCTTGCTATATCTGCGTCTGCTGTATAAAATGTCTTGCCTTTAGCGATGAAAGAATATACACGCGCCATTGCCCATTGAGGGCTACTTAGGCGGGCGCTGCGTGGTGCGGACGGGTCTTTGCTAAAGTCACTCTTCAGCCGTATGCTCCTCCAGTTGGACTTTGCTGCCCCCAGTCCCCTTTGATAAACTTTCTGTAATGCTTCCAACGGTAGGTCTGTTAATTTCGCCAACATCGGAACCGACAATTGAGAGTCTTGGGGCAGTCCTAGTACTTCCAACACGATTTGTCGGTTTGTCTTCATTTGCTTTTGCTTTGGCATAAGAAAGTAAATCTGGCACTGTGCGTGATGGA